GGGCACGAATGGCTGGTTTTTGAAAATGGAAAATGCTGGAGCTATGGGTACAGACTCATCAGGAAATGGCACTACCTTTACAGTTAATGGCGATTTAAAACAATCACCTGATACACCTAGCAATAACTTTTGTCAGTTAGATGGAAACCAATCATATGATATTGGTGCTTTAGAATATGCTGGAACATCACTTAATAATTACAATACAAATGCTAGTGGGTGTATTAGTACACAAATGGTAAAGAATGGTAAGTGGTATTATGAGGTTAAGATAGGAACAGATAGAACTCAAGCAAATGGAGCAACTCTTGGCATAGTAAAAAATGGTACTTATGCATCATCTTTCTTCAAGTCAACAGGCTCAACTGCTGTTGCTGGTAATAGCTCAAGTTCAAATGGTTGCGAGGGTATTAGTTATCAACCAATGCCTAGCACACCAAACATTTTAGATACTGGTGGTGGTGGAACTGTAAACTATGGTTCACAAGCAAGTCTTAACGATATCATTATGTGTGCTTTTGATTTAGATAATGGCAAGATATGGTTTGGAAAAAATGGCACATGGTTTAATGCACCTGGCACTTCAAATGCTGGAGTACCTAACACAGGAGCTAATGCTGGATTATCTTTTGCCAAAGGAGATGACTTTTGGGGTGTTACTGTTACAGCAGTGAGTAATAATGCTGGAGCAACAGCTAGAATGTTATGTAATTTCGGTAATGGGTATTTTGGAGCAACAGCAGTAGCTAGTGGAAATGCAGATGATAATGGAGTCGGTATATTTGAATATGATGTACCAGCTGGATTCTATGCAATCTGCACAAAGAACATTAAGGATTATGGATAGGAGAATATAATATGGCATTTACAACAATAGCAAAAGTATCAGACCACTTTGATTGCCCTACATGGGACGGAAGTGATAGCACAAAAACAATTACTGGTATGGGTTTCAAACCTGATGCTCTTTTGATTAAAAGATATAATGGTAATGGACACCCAGTCTTAAATAATTCTACAGAGGGTACAGCAAAAAACTGGGTTCCAAGTGGCTCATCTGCCTATGATACAACAACTTATGTAGCAAGTTATACCTCAGATGGATTTACTTTAACTGGCAATATAGAAAATACAAACAATGATGGTGATGATTATGTAGGTGCTTGTTGGAAAGCTAATGGTGGAACAACCAGCTCGAATACAGATGGCTCTATAACATCAACACTACAAGTAAATACAACTGCTGGAATTTCTATTGGCACTTATACAGGTACAGGTGCTAATGGCACAATCGGACATGGATTAGGAGCAGTTCCAAAAGTAATAATAGCAAAATCTACTACTGTTGCAGATAATGGAGATATATTTAATGGTGGCACAACTATATATTCTGATACTGAAACAGACTTAATACAGTTTGCTGGTACAGGTGCTTTTCAAGATGATGCTGGTGGTTGGAATGACACAAAACCTACAAGCTCAGTATGGTCTATAGGAAATAAAACACATCACAATACTAGTGGAGTGGCAAGTATCGCTTATTGTTTTGCAGAAAAACAAGGATTTTCTAAGTTTGGATTTTATATAGGTAATGGTAATGCCATAGGAGTTAGAATTTATTGTGGATTTAGACCAAAATGGATAATGGTTAAAAACTGGGGTCAAACTGAGGATTGGTTTACAAAAGTATCAGGATTAACAGGTTTTGGTCTTGGTGGTACAAGAACAAGAACAGTTAAAGTTAGTGATAACACCTCATCAACAAACTGTACTGTAAACTTTGAAAGCAATGGATTTAGAATTACAACTAGCGATGGTAAAGCAAATACAGATGGTGGCAAATATATTTACATGGCTTTTGCTGAGATGCCCATGGTCGGAACTAATGGAACAATATCACTAGCAACATGAAAGTTACTAACGAACAGTTGTTTGACATGATGGTCAAACTAGATAATAAAATGACAGCTTTAGAAGATAGAATAATGGTCGTAGAGGCAGTCATGAATCGAGGTCGTGGTGCTGTAACATTGTTAGCATGGCTCGGTGGCATTGTTGCTATCATAATAGGATATTTTTATCAGAGGTAAAATATGGCTGGACTTAAAATACACACAGCTCAAACTGATTCTGCAATTACTTTAGCTGAACTAAAAGCATATTTGAAAGTAGATTCATCAGATGATGATGTAGTTTTAAATATTATTAAGCAAACAGTAGATTCATGGGCAAAAGAATACACTCATAGAACTTTATGTACTACTACTTATCAATTATTTATTGATGATTTATCAGATTCTAATGTTCCAATACAAGAGGGAATGTATGATGGGATTGATTTAGTTTATAATAAAAGACCGATACTTCTACCTTTCTCTCCTGTCGCATCAATAACTCATGCTAAATATTATTCAGATGATGACACAGCGACAACATGGGCGACATCAAATTACAGATTAGATAATGCAAGTGTTCCAAGTAGATTCACATTACAAACAGGAAAAACATATCCAACAGGACTCAGACCAGTCAATGGGTTTGAAATACAATATGTTGCTGGTTATGGAGATAATACTGCTGTTCCTATGCAAATTAAACAAGCATGTCTTATTTATGGTAGTTATCTATTTGAAAATAGAGGCGATAATGAAAAATCAGTCAAAGCACCATATTCTGCTACAGCATTATTACAACCTTTCGTAGTCACTCAATTATCTACGAATCCTTATAAAACGAATAAAACATATAGATATGGAGTTATCGGCTAATCATGTATCTCGGCGAGTTTAGAAACAGAGTCGCTTTACAAACTCTCGGTGGTAGTATTGATGCTGGTGGTGGTACATCAACAACATGGTCTACTGCTACAACAGTTTGGAGCAAAGTAGAGAACACAACAGGTTCAGAGGGTTTATTTGGCGACCAAGTAAGAGCCACAGGAACTTTTAAATTCACAATAAGATATTACTCGGCACTCACAACCAAGTACAGACTTCTCTATCGTTCTAAAACATTTGACATCACAAACATAAAAATATTAGATGAAGGTAAAGAAAGATATCAAGAGATAACCGCAACAGAAGGTGTAGCATTTGGGAATTAGAGTAGAAATAAAATCTGATATTCGTAAGAGAGTTAATGCTGTCAGCAAAAAATATAATGCTAGACAGAATCGCTGGGTAGATGCTACAGGCAGTTATTTTAGAAATCAAATAGCATTAGAAATGACATTATCACCAGCGACTGGTAAAACTAGAACAAAAGAAAATGGTGTTAGACATACTTCATCATCAGTAGGAAATCCACCAAGAGTAGATACAGGAATGTTAAGAAGTAGCATACAGTATAAAAGAATTAGACAGGGTCTAGGTTTAGTCAGCACTAATATGGATTATGCTGAAGATTTAGAAACTAAATTTAAAAGATATTTTATGGGTAAACAAAGTAAAGCATACAGAAATACAAAGATATTCGGTAAGATGTTTGCTAAGAACTTAGGAATTAAATAATGGGATTTCACTCTTTTGACTTACAGACTGCGATTTTTAGTTTACTTTCAGGAGATAGTACATTAGATGGTTTAGTAGGAAATAATAAAATATTTGATTCTACAGCACCCCAAGATACAGCATATCCTTATGTAATTATTGGAACTGAATCAATAACTAATGTCGGAACTACAACTTTAGATGGCAATATATATAACATAAATATAGAAGTTTGGTCACAATATCGTGGTCAAAAGCAAATCAAAGAGGTTATGGAAAGAATTTACAATTTAGTCAATAATGCTACAATATCTGTAAGTGGGGCATCATCTGTTATGAGTTATGTAAATAATGCAACAACAATGACAGAGGTTGATGGTATCACAAGACATGGTATAGTGAATATAGACTTTACTGTATATGACAACTAAATAGGAGTAATAAAATGGCAGTCCAAAAAGGTAGTGCAGTTTTAATGAAGATAGGTAATGCTGGTAGTCCAGAAACATTTACTACCATTGGTGCTTTAAGAAGTACATCTATCACAATTAATTCTGAACAAATAGACATAACAAACAAAGACTCATCAAGAGTAAGAACATTATTAGCTGGTGCTGGTATCAAATCATTTAGTATTTCAGGAAGTGGAATATTTGATGATGGTGCTACACATCAATCAGTATTGACTGCTTTTAGTGCCTCAACATTTTCAAATTTTCAATTCCTTGTTCCTGACTACAACACCTTTACTGGTGCTTTTCAGATAACAAGTATGGAATATTCAGGTGAATACAATGATTCAGCTCAATATTCTTTATCATTTGAATCTGCTGGTGCAATAACTATAGCAACAGTCTAGGAGTAATGTAATGTGGAAAGAAACTGAAATTACTATAAATGGTAAGAAAGTTAATGCACAAGTTAATAAGTCAAACGACATGATAGAAATAGAAATGATGTTTGACTTGAAACTTCTTAAATCTACTAATGTTACGATAGATTCAAAAGATTATAAAATTGAATCTATAGAAGATGTAGGAGAAAGAGAAGAAACTTTAAAAATAACAATCGAGGATAAAAACAATGACAAACCTATTAAAAGCAGAAACGACACTAAAATTTCCAAATGATGTAAGTTATAAAGCGAAAATGTCGCTTGATACTATCATGGGGATTGAGAGTGCTTTAGGAACTTCTATACTTAAAGTAGCTAATAAATTATCTACTGGTGAATTAAGTCTTATGGAAATTATAACTATAATGACTTTAAGCATTCGTGCTGGTGGAAATGATATAAAAGATTCAGATGTAAAAAAATTAGTTTCTGATTTAGGACTTATAGAATCTATTAAAACTGCTGGAGATTTACTTACATTAGCCTTAGACACTGGCGAAAAGGAAGATGAAAAAAAAAGCGAGTCATAAAAGGAAGTGAAGTTCTTCCTGTAGAAAGATGGTTTGAAGTCTGTGTTGGAATGATGCACTTATCTCCTAAGTGCTTTTGGAATATGTCAATTAAAGAAATCACTATGGCAATCAATGGTTTTAAAGAATATAATGGAAATAATGACAAACCTATGGAGAAGTCAGAACTAGAAGAATTGAAAGAAATGTACCCTGATTACTAACTCTAGTGTTAATCTGTCAAGGTAATTACCCAGTAAATTTTATAGAAATGAACGAAAACTAAGATATGGCAACAGAATTAGATAAGTTAATTGTAAAAGTCCAAGCTGACATCAGCGATTTACAAAGAGGATTAGCAAAGGCAAATACTGCTGTCACAGGTGCATCTAAAAAAATGTCAGGTGGCTTTGACAGAGCCAATAAATCTTTAGATAAATTCGCAATGACTGCTTTAAAGGTTGGCTCAGTAGTTGCTGGTGCTATTGGTGTTATCGCTGTTAAAGGTTTTGTAGATGTTGCAGTTCAAATAGAAAATCTGAATGTAAGATTAAAAGCATTATTTGGTAGTGCAGAAGAGGGAGCTAGAGCCTTTGATAACATGGCAACATTCGCATCTAAAGTGCCTTTCAGTCTAGCAGAAATACAAAGAGGGTCAGGTTCGTTAGCTGTAGTATCAGATGATGCTGACCATTTAGCTGAACTCATGGAAATAACAGGTAATGTTGCCTCAATCACAGGATTATCTTTTCAAGCAACAGCAGAACAAATACAAAGGTCATTCGCTGGTGGTATCGCATCTGCTGATATGTTTAGAGAAAAAGGTGTTCGACAAATGCTGGGTTTCCAAATGGGTGCTACTGTGAGTATTGAGGAAACTGCCGAGGCATTCTCAAAAGTTTTCGGCAAGGGTGGTAAGTTTGGTAATGCTACAGATGAATTAGCAAAGACATTGACTGGTACAGTATCAATGATTGGTGATAAGTTTTTTATTTTTCAAAGAGCAGTAGGCGATGGTTTCTTCGCACAGTTAAAAGATAAGATGAATGACTTTAATAAAGCATTAGAAGAAAACGAACACAAAATAAAAGCATTCGCAAGTGATATCGGAAGTGTATTAGCATCAGCAGTAGAGGGTTTCGGAACTGCATTATCTTTTTTAGGCACAACTTTAAAAGCTGTATTTTCTTTAATGATTGCCACCTTTGGTGTAAAAATGGTAGTTGCATTATTTAAAATAAAACAAGGAGTCATGAGTGTGACTAAATCATTGATTGCTCTAAAAACTGCTTTGATTGCGACTGGTATTGGTGGTATCGCTATGTTGATTGCAAAATTAGCAACTGCAATAGCAGTATTCGTAGGCATTGACATGGCATTAGATAAATACAACAACACATTAGATGAAAATGCTAAACAACTTGAATTACAAGAATCTTTAGTTAAAGGTGTTACGAGTGCTTATAATTTAAAAAGCATAGCAGTCAGAGAAAGTGCTGAAGAAATGAGTGAGAATAAAAAGAAAGCTATGGCACTAGCTGAAACTATGAAAAAAGTAGAAGATATATTAATAGAAGTTAAAAAATCATTCGAAGATGCTGGTAAATCAATATCAGATGCTTTTGCTACAGCAATCGTTTCAGGTGGTAGTTTTAGAGATGCAATGAAAGATATATTTAGAAGTGTTATCACACAAATAGTTTCAACAATTACTCATGTATTGATTATAGAACCATTGATTATAGGTTTAACAAAAAAATTACAAGCTATGAAATCAGAGATGGCGCAGTTAGTTCAAATGGGTGGTGGTGGAGGTGGTGGTAGTTTTTTAGATACAATTTTAGGTAGTGCAGTGACATTATTTACTGCTGGACTTGGTACACCATCTACTGCTGGAGCTGGTTCATCAGTTAGTATGGGAGCTCAAAATCAAAGTTTTGGTTGGTCACAAAGTGCAAGAACAGCATTAATGGGTAGAGCCAGTGGTGGTTTTGTATCTCCTAATGTTCCTTATATGGTAGGAGAAAAAGGTGCAGAGATGTTTATGCCTAAGTCTGCTGGTACAATTATTCCAAACGATAAGATGGGTAGTGGTGGTGTCACCATTAATCAATCATTAAATTTTTCAACAGGAATCGTACCCACAGTTAGAGCAGAAGTACAGAACCTAATGCCACAAATTAAAAAAGAAACAGTAGGTGCAGTAGCAGAGGCTAAATCTCGCGGTGGTGCATTTGCTAGGACATTCGGCTCATGACAGCACCAAGTTATCCTTTAACCATGCCAACCAGTCCGAGTAATTTTAGAACTTCAGAATGGAGAATAGTAAGAACTGTAGCTGTAAGCACATCTCCTTTCAATTATTCTAGTCAGAGTGCAGATTATGGTGGTGCGATGTGGACTACTACTGTAGAACTTCCACCCATGAAAAGAGATGAGGCATATGCTTGGCAAGTATTTTTTATGCAACTTCATGGTCGTGCTGGAACATTTTTATTGGGCGACCCTGATTCAAAAACAATTCGTGGTGGATTAAATTCAGTAATTAATGTCAATGGAGTTCATTCGGTTGGTGCTTATTCGATATCGGTAGAAAATGCTACTGCGAGTACAGTCATTTTTAAAGCTGGTGATTACATACAGTTCGGTTCAGGTGCTACTCAAAAACTTCATATGATAACTGCTGATTGCACTTCTAATGGAAGTGGTCAAGCTACAGTAGAAATTGAGCCACCTTTAAAAACAGCATTAGCAAATGATTCTTCAATAGCTTATGCAAATACAAAAGCTGTTATGAGAATGGACTCTAACGAATTATCTTGGACAGCAGACCAAATCTCTGTATATGGCATTTCTTTTAGCTGTAGCGAAGTTATATAGTATATTCATACTAATTTAAGATAAAACAGTCAAAATGAGTCTATTAAGAGCCTCACACACGATATTAATTCTAAATTAACACCTCAAATCTAACCCAATAAAAATAACTATATACTTTTAGTATAAAGTATGATATGATTGTATTGTAAACTAAATAAAACGAGGATAAATAAAATGGAAAAAAATAAAAA